ATGACTATCGGCCTTGATGGCATTAACAGGCTCATAAGACCCCTCTATTTCCCTGAATTTTCTTCTGAACTGCTCGATGGGGCTGAAGCACTCATGCTCGTACCTTTCGCGCAGGTATATAACGCGTTGTGTCTGGGGCTCCCAGCGAATGACCCGGACCGGGACACCGTAGTGATCTCTGAACCATCGGTTGAGTTCTCGCATACGCTCCCCGCCTGTCCGTTAAAGTCCCCTACCACCCACTGAGCAAACTGGTAGCAGACAGGCTCAAACCCGCCTGGTACTCTTACCCCATACACGAACTGCACCGGACCTGCTCCACCAGGAACCGGACGCGCTATAAGTTGCGACCTGCGGTACTGTGTTGTTAAACTGTTCATGCGTTAGTAATCTCCACTGATAACGACACGCCACGACGCCAGGGGCTGCAACCCGCTGGCGTCACTTCTTTTTGCGTGCAAACAACGTGATAATTGCCGCGATCTCTTCTTCGCGCGCAGCCAGATGGCGGCGGTGATGCACCATGATTTCTTCTGCTTCATGTCTTTCGATAACCCCGTCTTCAAGTGCCTGTTCGATAATCTGATCCACCTGCCCTCTGGCTGCGGAGGTACGCATTGCGCGACTAAACAGGTCCACGCGATCCAGTTCTTCCAGGTGAGGCACATCCACCAGCAAAGCACCGCGGCGACGGGCGAAGTAATCAGCCAGTAACGAGGTGTTTGAAATGTCCTCCATCGCTTCAAGTTCACTTACCTCGAAGAAACGGCAGCCATTTTTCTCGTAAAGGTTGTTGTTGAACTGTGTAACGGTCATTCCCAGAGCACCAGCCATTGCTTCACGACCTCCTGGATATGTTTTACACATCGCTTTCACAACTTCTTTTAGGTTCATACCTACCCCTTTGATATTTGGTTTGTAGTTACGGTTAAACCGCTGTTTGATTAGGCTTTGTATAAAGTTCAGGGTTAACTTTCAGTTGATCATCAGTTAGTGCCTGAATTTCAAACGCTCTGCCTTTTGGGATAATCTCCCCCCAACCAGATACAGATGCGTGTGAGATACCTAAAGCCTTTGCTACATTGCCGACTGTGCCAAAGTAAGAGATCACGTCTTCTTTTTTCATTTTTGCCTCAGATGGAAAGGAATAGACATCATGATAGTAGGATATCTTACATTACAAGGTCAAGGATTCCTACATCACAAAATGGTAGGATTGCCTACATGAAAATGAATGAACGTATACGAGCTAGACGAAAAGAACTGAAGCTAACCCAAGCGGTTTTAGCCAAACTAGTTGGCGTAAATCGTGTAACCGTAACTGGGTGGGAATCAGGCGACTACGAACCTGGAGGGTCTAACCTTCAGGCGCTTGCTAATGCGTTAAAAACAAACCCTCAGTGGATTATCAGCGGCTTTGGTGAACCAGATACTGAAGAGGCAACTTACAAACCAACAGAAAGGTTTGGTGTTAAAAAAATCCCTGTCCTATCTTGGGTTCAGGCTGGTGAGTGGACTGAAAGCGGAGCTCCCGTTACCGAGAGTGATATCTCCGAATGGATTTACACTACTGCTAACCTCTGTGATGAGGGTTTTGCCCTGAGGGTGCGCGGGGATTCAATGACCAATCCGAACGGTGCCCCTAGCATTCCTGAAGGCTCACTTGTTGTCGTTGATCCTGACTACGGTAGTTTATATGAGGTCAACGGTAAGATAGTTGTCGCTCAAGTTATGGGATCTGCTGAAGCAACACTCAAAAAATTTGTTATCGACGGGCCTATAAAATATCTGGTTCCTCTAAATCCGAACTACCGAGTTATGGAAGTAAATGGGAATTGCAAAATCGTCGGTGTAGTTCGCCAAGTTGTAACTGACCTCTAATCCCCCGCAAATAGAAAAGCCGATCTCCATATCGGCTTTTTTTCAATATTTAATGTAAGATTTCCTACAACAACCATTGACACTGCAAGGTAAGATATCCTACATTGAGTTTGTCAGGTACCCTACAGCTGTATCAAGGAACACAACATGGAAGCGCACTCTTCACTTACCAGTTATGGGTGACGGGTATCAAAAAGATGGAGTGCGCTTCCAGTTGTGATGTGTACAAGCGTACCGCAGCGCCGGTCGACGCAAAGACCCGGAAATCGACTGAGCAACAGCAGCTGGTTGCCAATACCAAAACGGAGCGGCGGGAAGTAAGCAGATTAGCGATCTGGTGTCACAACCCTTGTTAACTTGCTGTGTGTAGTCTTGGCGGTGCCAGTTCATTTCCCTTTCTGGTACCGCCCTTTTTACACAAGACACGAGAGCACCACCGGGTGACGGGCTCATAACCCAATCCTCTCGGGCGGATTTGCAGCCGCAGGTGCTCTTCTGTGTTGTGTGGAGATTACTAACCTGATGCCATTGCAGTGGCGGATCGAGGAAACGAAATGAACTTCTTCAAAAATGCTCTTATTTACCGGCTCTCTCGCGATATTACCATCGTGGAAGAACACACCATCGCGGATCTGGCAGACAAGCTCGAACCATTCCGTTTCTCGCCTTGCGGGAGCCAGGATATGGCTAAATCCGGTTGGGTTTCTCCCCTTGGTCAGTATTCTGACCAGCTATTTCATTTTGTTAGCGGTCAGCTTCTGCTCGTGATCCGCCGGGAAGAGAAAATTATCCCACGCCCGACTATTACCGATGAGCTCAACGAGAAAATTTCTAAGCTTGAATCAGAACAGGCGCGACGTCTGAAAAAGACTGAAAAGGACTCTCTACGCGATGAGGTTTTACATAGCCTTCTCCCTAGGGCTTTCTCACGGAACATCATCACGCGAATCTGGGTGAATACCACTGATCACCTGGTAATAGTCGATGCCTCCAGTGCACGCCGTGCTGAAGATGCCCTGGCACTCCTGCGCAAGACCCTGGGATCTCTTCCAGTCGTTCCTTTGACAATGGAAGAGCCTAGCGAGCTAGCGATGACTGAATGGGTTCGTTCAGGCAGTGCGCCTAATGGTTTTAAACTGGGTGACGAAGCAGAAATTAAAGCTATTTTGGAAGCCGGAGGTATTGGCCGCTTCAAGAAACAAGACCTCGTAAGTGACGAAATTCATACCCACCTCGAAGCCGGAAAGGTTGTCACTAAGTTATACCTCGATTGGCAGGATCGTATTCGCTTTACCCTTTGTGACAACGTATCCATTAAGCGTATTAAATTCGCAGACGAGCTCGTATCTCAAAATGATGATATCGACCGTGAGGATGTAGCCCAGCGGTTCGATGCTGATTTTATTCTCATGACTGGTGAAATGAGTACTCTGATTTCTGATTTGACCAAAGCCCTCGGCGGCGAAGCTAAGCGATAAATTAATCAAGCATCTTACCCATTCTCATGGGTTGGGTTGCTGCACCCTAAATTTACGCGTTGCAGCGCGTCAGATGGAGAACAAAAGATGGCTAAGACAGCAAAACAACTGATTAAACAGGCGTACGAAATAGCCAAAACTATGCCACCAGAACAGGCAGCAATCATCAGGGAACTGGCTACCGTCCTCGATGTTTCGAATGTAGCTCTGCGCCAGACGCGCACCGAACGTGACGCACTTCTCGCAGAGGTCAAATCCTGGGCGAAAGAGTGTGATCGTCTGACCGAGCGACACACCAAGAAGCGCACAAATCTGCATGTCCTCGAAGCAATGCGCGACTTGAAAGCAATTTGCCCCACCAGCTTCCGTAACGTGGAGGCTCTCTGATGGCTAAAGACTCAAAGGTTGTATACGGCGCCAGCGGCAAAACGAACGTTTTTAACGTTCGAACCTGAAAGCCTGCATCTGGTTACCGACAAAACACACCCGCTTTACGATGAACGGGTCCACCTTCCTATCGACGAAGGAATGGTTCTGAACATCAAAGAGCTGGGTGTACTGGAACCTATCATCGTCTGGAAAGACCCTGAAACGGGGCTCACCTGCGTAGTTGTAGGCCGTCAGCGCGTAAAACATACCCTGGAGGCAAATAAGCTTCTTTTGAAAGAGGGCAAAGCCCCACTGCTTGTTCCTGGGGTCGTTAAGCGCGGATCAGCAAATCAGATGGCTAAATACATGGTAAGCGAAAACGAAATTCGCCGACCTGATACGCCGCTTGGCCGGGCTAAAAAAATGTCAGATGCGCTCGACCGCGGGCTCGATGAGGACGACATTGCTGTGTTGTTTGGCTGCAGCGTTCAGACCGTTCGTGCAACGCTCTCCCTTCTCGATGCCACTCAGGCCGTCAGGGAAGCGGTAGAGGCTGGCACAGTTACCGTTACCCAGGCGCGTCAGCTGGCATCTCTTAAACCCGAAGAGCAGCGGGAGAAGGTCTCTGAAATCGAAGCGGCAACTGCTGGCACAACCGGCCATGAAAAAGCCAGACGTCAGCGAGCTGTGCTTGGCGAAACTAAGCCACGTCTCAAATCACGCAAAGAAATCACAAAAGCCCTAGAAGGTGCCAGCGGTGAATACGCTAATGCACTACGCTGGGTGCTTGGGGAGGCCAGCCATGACTGATATCACCGAACTGGCGCAACTGCGTGGCCGTACTGTCGACTATCCGTATTACCTGGTTGAGTGCGACTGTGGAAAAATTTATCCCAGCAGTGAATTGAGTGGTGGCGAACCTATGGGCGACTCTGGTGATTATTCAGATTGCTATTGTCCGCACTGTGGTGAAGGCGAAGAGCATTTTGCGGAATGCGCAGACCCAGAAACTGCGTGGAAAGCGCAGCAAGACAAGATTGATGCGCTGGTAGAGGCACTGGAATCAGAGAAACGTATTTGCGCAACGTGGAGAAAAACAGCTGAGGCTAACAGCGAAAAGCTGGAGAAGGCGCAGCAGCAAATGACTGAAAGCGAAAATCGCGTTCGCAAGCAGAATCGCCACATCTGTGAGCTGTTCGACGATAACACAGCACTGCGCCAGCGCATCGCCGGGCTGGAGGCCCGCACCGTGAAGCTGCCCCCTGAGCTTTACACAATCGGTGATCTTATCAGGACGCAGGACAACCGCATTACCGATCAGCCCATGTTCGTCGTTTTCCAGAAGCGTGAAATTATCGGAAGCGACGAGCACTCGCCCAGCCGAGTTTGCTGGGTATGGGATGGTGAAGAGGTCAGCGAGCTGAGAGCCAAGCGGCTGGAAGCGCTTTATCAGGATGGTCGCGACACTCGCGGATATGACCGATACGCGATGCAGGAAGTAGATGAGTTTGTTACTGCCTGCTTTACCGAGCATGGATGCAAAGACTACCTACGCCAAAACGGCCATAACCTGCGGTTGCCGTACATTTACGCCTGCGGCTCTTTCCGAAATAACGAATATCAGCTGGTTAGAAATTGGCTCGCTGGCATCAAGGTGGAGGCTGAGTGATGGAAACTGTGAAATTTGCTGTGCAATTACTCAAAAGCGATGACTGCGTAACTTTGATGGGGCGCGGAGAGGTCAGCAAGGAGGAGCTTATCGAAGAGGCTATTCGCCAAGGTGAGATAGACGCCGATGACCGCGAACGCTTTGAAAAGGCTGAATTCTGCGCCAATAAGTGGATGAAGGCCGTTCCGCGTGAGGGTTATTCAACCTACTACTACGAGTCGCGTGAAAGCGTTCGCGGTGCATTCAAAGCAACCTGTTTGCAATACCTGTGGTGAGGCAACCAATGACCAAATCAACCATAACCAGAGAGCGCCTGGAAGAAATTGTCAGCGACCAAATGATTAATCAGGGTAGCGAGTTTGCGATGATGGCCAGCATGGCGCTGGCCGCATTAGACACAGAGCCGGTGGCAGAAGTTTTATCCAACCGCCCAGGCAATGACACGTCGACAATTGACAGGGCGCTTCCTGTTGGCACCCAGCTCTATCGCCACGCGCAGCCGGTAGTGCCTCAGGATGTGCTTGAAGCATTACAGAAGGTTGCTCGAATACGCCTCGACATGAATGACTTCGACGGCGATCGCCGTGGCATCGCTGATTGCCTGTGTGATGCCGAAGAGGCGTTAATCGAGGTGGTAAACCGCCGCGCCGCCATGCTCGCAGCCGCCCCGCAGTCACCCGGCAGTGAACCGGACACCGTGCCGGGTAAATGGGTTCCGGTAAGCGAGCGGATGCCTGAAGCTGAAGGTCACTATTTGGTATGGGCAAACGCTTCAAGGATAGATGGGTATTGTGACCACCTGGCAATAGCCACTTATCAGGGTGGGGAATGGAGTAATGAATTTAACAGGCTGGTAAACCACTGGATGCCGCTGCCGGCCGCACCGCAGGAGGGAAAATGACTATAGCCATCGATCGACTGAAGGAAGTGACAAGGGACTTTGGCCGCAGGCATATCGCCTACCAGATGGCCAGGGAACTGCTGGAGATTTATAGCGGTAACGGCCCGTTAGTGTGGAATGCGCTGAGCGATTTCCCTCCTGAGGTGAACGGCAAATATCTTGTCATTACAAGCTACGGGGATATTCGGAGTGCCTGCTATGACTGCGAATCAGGGGAATGGAGGGCTTCAGATGGCACCATTACCGGAGTTATCAAATGGATGGATTTGCCAGCCGCCCAGCAGGAGGTGAAGGGTGAGTAAGGTCGAATTGCCTGAGAAGATATAGGCGCTCGCTACTGAATGCCACGCGCTGGCCTGTGAGCTTGATGTTGGTGATGAGCGAACCGAAATGTTCGAAATCTACAGCGTGCTACACAACCTCGGTCGCCGCGGGTACGCCTGCCAGGTAGGGCGGCGAATGAATCCATTGCTCGCATCCTGCGATGACGACGATGATGAGGATGATGACTGATGCCAAGTAAATTAAAGCGCCGGCGATGGAGGCGTATGCGGGATGATTTAGCCTGGTATAAGTATGAAGCAAAGGTCCTTCATTGCCGTCTTATGGAATTAGCCGATGAAGTTGCAAACCTTCGCAAACAGATTCTCCCAGAATCTAAAACGGTGATTGCCAAACTGAAGATGTACGAAACAGATAAGGATGATCGAGACCACCAGCTATGCAGAAGATGTAATGACGGGATTCGTGGTGGTTGCTCGTCATGTGCTTATAACGTTCGATAACCGGGTGCAGCCGGTATGTGGAGAAGAAATGTCACGTATGGTCTCTTTACTCGAATGGGCGAAAGATGAATTCGGCAGTGAAGCCCCTAGCGAGCGAGTATTAAAAAAATACGCTAAAGGTCAGATGATAGCGCCACCACCGATGAGAGTCGGACGGCGCTGGATGGTTGACAAAGAAGCTCGTTTTATAGGTGTAGTTGCTGAACCGCAACTTCCAATAAATGTTAACCCAAAACTGAGACGGATAATTAGCGATGGCAGCTAGACCGCGTACCCATAAAATCACTATTCCAAACCTATATTGCAAACTTGATAAACGTACCGGAAAGGTTTACTGGCAATACAAACACCCGATATCTGGTCGTTTTCACAGCCTCGGCACGGACGAAGCTGAAGCAAAGCAGGTGGCAAGTGAGGCAAATACTATTATTGCAGAGCAGCGAACCAGGCAGATCCTTGGTATTAACGAGCGCCTAGCTCGCATGAAAGGAAACCGCACGGATATTACAGTTTCTTCATGGCTCGACAAATATGAATTGGTGCAGGAGGAAAGATTGAAACACAACGAGCTGCGCCCAAACTCTTTTCGACAGAAAGCTAAACCAATCCGTCTTTTTCGGGAACATTGTGGAATGCAATATCTAAAAGATATTACAGCACTTGATATTTCCGAAATAACAGATGCTGTTAAGGCAGAGGGTCATAACAGGATGGCTCAAGTTGTACGCATGGTACTAATAGATGTTTTTAAGGAGGCTCAACATGCTGGTCACGTTCCGCCAGGATACAACCCTGCCCAAGCAACGAAACAGCCACGAAACAAGATAAGCAGACAAAGGCTATCTCTGGAGGAATGGAAGGCTATTTATACATCCGCCGAACAACAACAACCTTATTTACAATGTGGAATGTTGCTTGCCATTGTAACAGGGCAACGCCTAGGAGATATTTGCAATATGAAGTTTTCGGATGTATGGGATGATATGCTGCATATTGAGCAGGAGAAAACAGGAACTCGATTAGCCATTCCCCTTTCTCTCAGAAATGAAGCGTTAAATATTACTCTGAGTGATGTTATTTCAAAATGTAGAGATGCTGTGGTGAGTAAATACCTTGTTCATTTTCGCCATAGCACCTCACAGGCTAGTCGTGGTGACCAAGTGTCAGCCAAGACACTTACTTCAACGTTCAAGAAAGCACGGGATAAAAGCGGTCTAACCTGGGAAGAGGGAACAGCTCCGACTTTCCATGAACAGAGATCACTTTCCGAGCGCTTGTATCGTGAGCAAGGGATAGACACCCAGAAACTATTGGGCCACAAAACAATGAAAATGACTGACAGATACAATGATGACCGCGGTAAAGAGTGGATCATTGTTGGTAAAAAAGCAGTATGATATTTAATCAGTTTTGGGGAAGAATTTTGGGGAAGTTTTGGGGAAGCCTCCGCACACTCCAAAAAAAACGGGAGCCCATCGGCTCCCGCTTTTACTTAATCCACCAACGGGATTACATATTCGCGATAATCGCGTCGCCAAACTCTGAACATTTCAGCAGCTTAGCGCCTTCCATCAGACGTTCGAAGTCATAGGTTACGGTCTTGGCGGCGATAGCGCCTTCCATGCCTTTGACGATCAGGTCTGCGGCTTCGAACCACTGCATGTGGCGCAGCATCATCTCTGCGGACAGGATGATGGAGCCCGGGTTCACTTTGTCCTGGCCGGCATACTTCGGCGCAGTACCGTGAGTCGCTTCGAACAGCGCGCACTCGTCGCCGATGTTGGCGCCCGGGGCGATACCGATACCGCCAACCTGCGCCGCCAGGGCGTCAGAGATATAGTCGCCGTTCAGGTTCATACAGGCGATAACGTCGTATTCCGCCGGACGCAGCAGGATCTGCTGCAGGAACGCATCGGCGATCACGTCTTTCACCACGATCTCTTTGCCGGTGTTCGGGTTCTTGATTTTCACCCACGGACCGCCGTCGATCAGCTCGCCGCCGAACTCTTCGCGAGCCAGCTGGTAGCCCCAGTCTTTGAACGCGCCTTCGGTGAACTTCATGATGTTGCCTTTGTGCACCAGAGTGACGGAATCACGATCGTTGGTGATCGCGTATTCAATCGCGGCGCGCACCAGGCGTTTGGTGCCTTCTTCAGAGCACGGCTTGATGCCGATGCCGCAATGTTCCGGGAAGCGAATTTTCTTCACACCCATCTCATCGCGCAGGAATTTGATCACTTTGTCTGCTTCCGCAGAGTCGGCTTTCCACTCGATACCGGCATAGATATCTTCTGAGTTTTCACGGAAGATAACCATGTCGGTCAGTTCCGGGTGTTTAACCGGGCTCGGGGTGCCCTGGTAGTAACGTACCGGACGCAGGCAGACGTAGAGGTCCAGCTCCTGGCGCAGCGCCACGTTCAGAGAACGGATGCCGCCGCCGACTGGGGTGGTCAGAGGACCTTTGATAGCAACGCGGTAGTCACGAATCAGATCGAGGGTTTCAGCTGGCAGCCAGACGTCCTGGCCATAGACGTGGGTTGATTTCTCACCGGTGTAAACTTCCATCCAGGAAATTTTACGCTCGCCCTTATAGGCTTTCTCAACGGCGGCATCAACCACTTTCAGCATCGCTGGGGTAACGTCAACGCCGATACCGTCACCTTCAATGAACGGGATAATCGGATTGTGAGGGACGTTCAGTTTGCCGTTTTGCAGGGTGATTTTTTGACCTTCCGCCGGAACTACTACTTTGCTTTCCATTAACCTCTCCTTCGAGCGCTTCTGGTTCTGCTCTTCCCTCTTCACGCGAGCCTGGTGTTGGCTGAGTCGGCCAGCTTCGGCGTACCGGGTCTTCCCGCTAACCGGAGCTATCGCGTCCGTGTCGCCTTCCTGCCTGTAGTGCGAATCGGTTTGAGCAATTTTTTTGTTAATAATTTGTAATGAGCATGTCAATACTACCTGAATGTTTGCGTCCATGAAAGGCATTCGTAATTAGGCTATAATGCGGCAATTGATAAAGCCTGAAAATACCATGCAGAAAACTTCATTTAGAAAACATCGCGTTGAGCGATTCAGCACACAACAAGTCACCAGACAACGTAAAGAACGCCAGCCAAAAACTGTGATCTTGTTCAATAAACCCTATGATGTGTTGCCGCAATTTACCGATGAAGCCGGGCGCAGCACGCTGAAAGATTTTATTCCGGTGGCGGGCGTTTACGCCGCAGGTCGGCTCGATCGCGACAGCGAAGGCCTGCTGGTGCTGACCAACGACGGCGCGCTGCAGGCGAAG